TAGAAAAAATAACCCAGAAAAATATAAAGCAGAAGACTTAAAGCATGCCTATGGAATAACCATAGAGCAGTTTCAGAGAATGGTAACAGAACAAAATAACCAGTGCAAAATATGCAAAAAAGAATTTACAGAAAAAGTAAAACCCCATGTAGACCATTGTCATCGAAGCACTGTAGTTCGCGGGTTACTTTGTACCAACTGCAACACAGGCCTAGGCCAGTTTAAAGACAACCCAGACCTGTTAAGAGCTGCTATCGAATACCTCAGTTAACCCAAGACTGGTAGCGGTTCCCCTTCTTCTTGGCCGTCACTTGGTATCCCACCAGAGCGTATGCTGAGTCATCGAAAGACCACACCATAACCTGGAAGCCATACCCTACACCTTGAATAGGCTCTTTGAATAAGGCTGCTCTTTCGTATCCCATAGCGGAGGGGTCTGCATCAAAGATAGCATCTGACCAAACGATATCAGAAAAACCATAGATATCAGCAGAGGTCTCACCATTCGCATCAGCATTATAGATAAAAGTGATATTCGCATCTACCCGTGTCTTATAACGTCCAGCCAGCTCAGCAACTACCTGACCAGAAGCCGAGTTAATATCCTGAGATAGGTAGATGTTGTCTTTTACTAGGTTGTCGAAGTACCCAAAGAAGTGCTGAAGCCTCTTGAATTCCCCTATGCTTTGGCGAGTAAACATAGGAGTAGTGTAGATAGCCGGATAAGCTTGGCCAACACAAACAATTGCATTAGCCGGAGCAGTGACCCTTGCGTAGCAGATGCCAGAGGTCTCAACCAAACTATACTCAAGTATCTCTTTTAGTAAGACGTTATCTACATAGACGAGACTGTGTTGAAGGTCATACTTGCCTCCGTACTCAAACAGGCCAACATTGTAGTCCGTATCAGGTCTCCGAAGCCTAATTTCCAGGGTACCGTTTCCAGGGTTATTGAATAGGTACAAAGTGCCTTGAGGCCTTTTCATCCAGTCAGTAACGAAGGTAAGACGCACACCATTCAGGTAGACAACCAAGTCCTCTACATTACCCAAGGGGATGTACTCCAAAGGAAGCTTGTACTCCTGGATACCATCGAACGTGGTGATAGTGCTTCTCTGGATAGGTGTTAAGGCGTAGTCTGTCTGAGCTCCTGTAGATGTGTAGTAAGTAGCAAAGTCCACGTAACGCTCATCATTCATCTTAAGGAACAGGAAGTTATTAGGAGCACCACCCACTCGGTTAGTTACGCACACTAAACAGAAGGCAGTACCAAGGAGCCTATCCTGGTAGAGTTGTGCCCCGAAGGTCTGGAACCGGCCAGGTGTAGTGTACTCTGTCCAGGCTTCCCGAACCGTATTATAAACGTACAGGTACGCACTCGTCTCAGTTAAGCCGTCTGGTAGTCCTACATAGACTTCCCTTTGAGTGGTGTCGTATGCCATCCAAGGCAGAGCTTCATTCTCTCCAGCAAACGTGGTAGCAATGAACTTATTTCTTATCTTAAGTGAACGCTCAGCAGCTTTGTAGTCTCCAGACTCCTGTGTTGGTGTTATGTCATAGACTCCAGTATCGGAGAGGAATAGAACTGTATTGTCTACCCTCGCCAAGCATGATGCATTCACCAGGCCGTAGTTAGCAATATACGAGACTGACACACTATTAGGAATAACTTGCCCATCAACCCCGGCTAGCCTAAATACTGCTCGTCTGGTGAAGATGAATAGGTTATTCTGAAACTCGACCATGTTTACGATACGGTCATCAGAGGTGTTAGATATCTGCACATCTAAACCAGAGACATCAGTTATCTCCCAGGGGCTTTGAAATATCTGGAAGTCATTGAAATTAGTTCCTGGTGTAGTGGTGTCATAGATATTAGAGAACAAGAGCTGCATAGGGTTATGTGGCCAACCGCCGAACACTAAGCGCCCTTGGAAGATGTAGACCGAGCGAGGATGAAAGCCCTGGTAGTAGTCCGACACATCACCTAGACCAAAGATAGGAACTAAAGCAGCATCACGGTAGGCATCTAAGTCACTTGTTGCGGCTACCCCCATATGGTGAGGTGCGGAGTTGATGATAATAACTTCATCATCATTTCCTAAGCCCATTGTGGTAGAGGCTTCGAAGCGGATGTACTTAACTACTGTTGAGGTAGAACTGGCAAAGTTGGCGTTCACATCATAAGCATGGTAGTTGCCGTAGTCACCAACAGCATTAGCATATGTTGTGCTCTGAGTCTTAAGTTCACCATTGACTAGTACCCGCCATTCAGAGCCGAGGGCACCAATACCACCATTAAAACTTACCTTCCTGGCCCGCTCCATATAAAGCTGAGTTGGGCCTTGGGTTGCTGAGGTGGTTGTGCTTGTGCCTTCGATAGTATGACCGAACGTAGCGAAGAGAGGAGATGTAGGAACTTTACTGCCAGCCTGATAGGTGTACTTAGAGCCATCACCGAAAGCCCACTCTACATCATTAGTAGGTTCCTGGTTTTGTGCGAAAGTGGCACCACCAATAGCTGAGGGAGCAACAAACTTAGTGATAGTGCTTAAGCGTACTGGGTATGACTTAGCATAGGCACCATCAAGGAACTCCATATTATCCCTGATGCTTGCCGGAATAGCCACGCTTTGGTCTGTTAGGACTGAGTGGTAGCGGGTTGTAGCTTTCCAGAAGTGCTCACCCTTAAAGCGTAACGCCTCAGCCAGCCATTGCCAGGTGATAAGAACGAAAGTAAAGGTGTGCGAGCCACTATAAGCAACTGGAACTGTAACAATTAGGCTATCAGTAGGGGTATCATAAACAACACTAGTAAGACTATTAAACCTCGCTCCGTCTTGGTATCCAAGGAGGTTAGCGGTTGTGGCATGCTTGAAACGTGATGCGTTAGGAAGTGTAACAGTTACAAGACCACTGGCACTGGGGGCGCTAGTAGTTTGCTGCTCAACAAAGATAAGCTGCACCGGAGGGTTAACACCGGAGCACATAATAAGCCTAGGCTCGAATTCATTTGTTTGTGTATTCGATGTTCTGACGCTGGCTGCCCGTGGCCCAAAGACGTTTAACTTCTCCATCAACTGATAAGACACGTTATTAGTCGTCTCATAGATGGCGATGTTGACACCATTCTTTACCACAGTGTAATTAAAGCCTAGGCCAGTTGTCACCACCGAAGCAGTAACGCCAGTAGAGGAGCCTGGTAGGTTAGCAGTTACCCGGCTGCCCTTGCGCTTCTTGGTAGCTCCCGACACATCAATTTGGCAGTTAACTAGGTTAGGGCTGTCTTCAAACGGGATGGTCAAAGCAGAGGCAACAGTATTTAAGCCTCCGAACATCGAAGCATTAATGCCGACATCATCCACGCTGTTGGGGTCGGCCCGTCTCTCGAAGTTTCCGGCGTTAGAACTAATAGACATTGTATAACCTGTTTCCCCTGAACATGTTTAAGTCGCCTGTGCTTACTCCTCTTTCTCTAGCCCGGAGTCTGCCCATCAAAGCCTCAAATTCAGCTTCCACAACCTGAGCAGATGCACCATCATCTAAGTGTCTATGCAACATCAAAGCTGTAGCCTTCTTGATGATGAGTGGCATGAACCTCTCAGGGATAGGGAATGTGCCCTCTGGAAGAGTTGGAGGATATAGGTCTTTAACTACGTGGAAGAATATCCGAGACTGTCCCGTTGCGCCTGTAGGATAAGGGTTTAGTCTGACTTCACCGTAACCTGAAATAGTGTAGATGCGTGGGTGACTGAGAAATGAGTCATCATAAGGAGTAGGAGCAGAAAGGTCGAAGTCCCTAACATCAACCCAAGTAATAGGTCGATAAGCATTCGTAGTAGTACCATAATAGACTCCAGTAATTCTTTGGATATCTCCTAGGTTAGCAGTATCCCCCGCCCAACTGATGGCGTTTATACGGCCCTTGGTGAAGTCCCAGTCAGCATATGATGTGATAGTATATACAGCCTCGCCAAGATAAGCCTGGGCCTTCCTAGACACCGGAGAAGAGACGTTAAGGACTGACCTCTCACCAACATCTAGTAAGACTCGGTTAATAGCTTCTAAAAGGGTTGTCGAACTGCTTGCCATATGATATACCTAATAAAGAAGGGCCGAGGCGATAAACCCCAGCCCCTTAAACACCACTAAACTAGAGGTTATTAAGCGGTCTCGCCAGAAGTGATAAGAACTGCACTGTCCTCACGGTAGACTTTGGCACCGTATAGCATCGAGTTAACGACGATATCGGCTAGGTACTCAGTCTTACGTGCGCTCTCAGTCTTAGGCTCTTGCTGCATTGCGAGGGATAACCAGTCAGACTGGATAAGCATCGCAGAGTAGAAACCATCGTAGTTCACACCAGTTAAGGGAACCTCATCACCTGTCGGCTGAGTAGGATAGTACTCACCAGCAGCATTGGTACGACCAGGAGAGTCAAGAGTAGCAGAGCCCATCGTGATGACATCTGCACCATTCTTAGTTAAGATGGTAGACATTACGACAGGAACACCAAACAAAGTACCAACCATTCCGGTAACAGTAGGAGCACCGTTAACGAAGTCGGCAGAAACGAACTCAGTGATAGACAGTAAAGAGATGTACTGAGCAGGAGATACGTAAAGTACGCGACCTTCCTGAGGAACATCAGCTTTGTCCAAAATGACCTTGGCAGCCAGTAAAGCAGCCCGGTTCAAACCAGCACCAGCAGCAGGAGCAGCGCCACCGCCAACAACTACACGCTGAGCAGCAGGAATAGAAGCACGATGACCAAGGATGAAATACTCTAGGTCACGGGCCATTGCGTAGCCAGCTTCACGAGTGTACTCACGGCGGAGGTCATACTTGCTTTGAATATTCAGGATGTCTTCTATCATGAAAGAGCTTTCACGATATCTATCAATTATCATAGAGAACTCAGAAGACGAGTAAGCCTGGAAGGTTACCGGGGTCTCTTGAGCTTTCGTGAAAACACCAACACGGTTAATTTTAGGGATATAAATTTTATCGCCTTTTTGACCAAGGAATGAAACCCGCTTAACCATCGCGCCCAAAACTAATTTCTGGTCACGGAACCGGCGAATTTCATTAGACCACAACTCAGGGATAAACACCCCGGAGGTGGTAGTTGTGTATGCAGCTCCTTGGGGTGCTGTCTGTGCTGTGGTTACGAATGCCATCGGCTTTTTTTAGATACTCCTAAAAGGGTTACATGAGATATTTAGCGTGAGGTATCCACTAGCCCATTCATATAGGCATAGGTGATAGCTTCGTTATTTTTCCGATATTCAGACTCACTCATTCTGTCTAGTTGACTCTGAGTAAACTGAAACTTGTTTGTTTGTGCTGGGCCAGTAAGACTCGGACGGTCGAACTGTGGCACACTACTACCCTGTTGTTGCTGCTCTAGCTGAATTTGTGCATAAAGCAACTGGGCTCCCTGAGAGTTATTTAAGGCTTCTTGCATATTGGCAGGCAACTTAAGAAAGCGCTCATTGACAGCAGCCAAAGCTTGGTCGTAGTTTTCACCCCATGCTTGCTTGAGTTCGTTAACTTGCTGTTGTACCTTCTGCTCTGCCAGTGTCTGCCGGTACTGCTGCATCTCCTCAATACCAGCTTTGAGGTCATCTCCGGTAATTCCGAAGTACTCTTTTAACTGGTTGTTGAATGCTTCGAACTCAGGCTTAGCCTTTAACGCTTCGTAGTCTGGAGCCGGAGGGACATCAGCAGGAGGAGGAACTTCACTAGGTTGAGGTTGCGTCTCAGCCGGTTGTGGGTCTGCCTGAATGCCTGCAAGTTGTTGGGCAGTCTGTTCGTCGTATCCATACTGTTTTGCTAGTTGAGCTAACTGGTCTTCAACACTTACTTCTTTAGGGTAGGCAAACGGGTTAAGCTTTTCGTCTTGTTGGGCTTGCACTTCTTCCTCTGAGACCTTGCCGATATTGCGAGGGTCGATGGGAGGAATTAACTCAACGTTCCTGGCTTGGCTTCCTTGAATTCCGATAGTCATATAGTTAGTACCTTAAATTTGTGGCATCATGCCCTGTTCAACTATTTGAGACGCATTAGGTGCAACTCCTGCGTTCTCCAAGACTCTAGCGCTGAGTCCCATACCGCCATCTACCTGTAGCTCCTGGCCAACAGCATTAGCGAGAGGTTGTCCACCTATCTCAGCCATTGCTGCCATATCCTGAGCCATTGGGTCTACCGGGGGTTGTGTCATCGGGTCACCTGGAGGCATACCAGGAGGTGCAGCCGCTGCTTCTTCCTTATCTTTCAAAAACCTATCGAGGTCATCAAAACCAAACCTAGGTGCGATGTCTTCGAGGATGGCCTTATAGTCAAGTAACTCAGCAAACTGAGGCACACCAACAGCCATAGTCACGAAGTCAATACGCTGCTGTCTTTCGTTATCCCTGTCCGCTATATGTTGTGCTCCAGTAGGCTGTATCTTATAGTCGTTCTGCAGTTCCTCTAGGCCTACAGTTACATAGGCGTAGGTTCCAGCGGTATCCGTGGCGACCTCTATAATTTCGTCGTCTTCTATGAATTGTTGGCAGTTGCGATAGAACTTAGTTAGGGTAGGAAGTAACCAGTTGTTTTCGAGCTGCTGCTGGACGCCTGAAAGTCTGTTACCACCGGCATCGCGCTGTGCTGTAATTTCTTGTGCTGTAACGCGGTCCCCACCCCTACCGGGACCAACCCCAATAAAAGGCCCAGTACCAATGGTCTTATCAATGCGCTGCTCGAGGAGTGACGCTTCCTGGTATGATACTTGAAAGTTATTATTTCCCTGTATGGGTTGCAAGTCTCCGTGTTGTTGCACAAGGAAGACTTTTCCCGGTTTAGTATAGACATCTTCTTCTTTAAGTACTCCATCGGCTAGGAGTGTCCACATACTGTCAGTAGACAACTCTAAATTATCTAAGCGTTGGTTAGTAATGAGGTTCAGCTCGTGGAGTAGGCCAAGAGAAGGCTCGATAATTCCCAAACCATATGGAGAGAATGGGACAGGAATACAGGAAGCAACCACAAAAGGTTTACCCGCCCAGTAGGTGTTGTCTTCATAACGAAGCACCTTATCCCCTAGGACAGTTACAACCTTGTTTCTATATACGTTATCGTCTAAATAGATATCGCCCCAATACTCCAAGACATCACACCTAAACTTAGGGTCATACTGAACACCTTGAAAGTCCGATACTCGTGCCTTGCGCTCACTGTCTGACACAACATCAGGGTTATGGCCGTAACCAGCTACGTCTTTGATATTTCCTTGTTTGTAGAAGCCGGACTTGATGAGGGCAATGATATCAGCCTTAGTCTTAGGTATTCGGCGTATGAAGCCAGCCTCATTTGGTTGTGCTGCTGTGGGTTCGACGAAGCAGTCAAACATATTAAGAGTCTCAAACTCTGTCCCCTGCTTGACTATCTTGTCTACAGTGATGGTCTTCCATTTGGGCTTGGCGTTCTCTTCTAAAACTTCGGTAGGGTTCTTATCCTCTACCTGAACTTTCTTTTTCCATTTGACTGTTTCGGCCCTCCAGGGGAGAGCCATTACACTATTACCAGTGATACAAGCCTGTCTGATAAAGGTTTCAGCGTGAGACTTGAAAGCAAACTGGTTAAGCTTGGTCATCAGGTACTTCTTGAGCACCTTTACTTGCGTCGGGTCGGTGGGGCCTTGAGGCGTAAGGTCAAACCAGTCCATATTAGGGAAGAAAGCTGACTGAATATAAGAAACCACCGTCTCAACGTTTTCATAGGCCTTACCGTTGTTTACTTTGTGTCTCCAGTCGGTCGAAACGTTACCTACTACGTTTGCTGCCTGACTACGGATGTACTCCATAGCCTGAGGAGTGCCTAAGTATTTCGCCCAACACTGAAGCCATATCTCTTCTTTAGTTGAACGTGCATCCTTATACCGTCTGAACTCGCTTTGCACAAAACCACCAACAGCGTCTTTCTGGCTACCGAGGTTAATTGTGTTGTCACTTGCTCCCGAATACATCACCTAAAACCTCCGAATAGTGAATTGACTTCTCTTAGTGGTGCTGGCTTTCTAGCGCTCTTGGGTACAACAGCCGAAGCAGTAGCGTTTAGAATACTCATAGCGTCAATGTGGTCATCCTTGACAGAGGCACGAGGAAAGTAGTCTATCTCGTCCATAAATGCTTTCTGGGAGGATATCCAGGACACCATGTATACCTTTTTATTAGCAAATAGAGGCTCGAGGTTAGTACTGATACGTGCTTTCTTATCTCCTTGGGGCCGGAACTCCCGTAGGACGATAGGTTTTCGCTGTCTAAAACTGTCTCGGAAAGTATCGAGTAAGGAGGCTTGATACGCAATGGTCTCGATGGTTGCTGCGTGGAGCTTCCATCTTTCCATAAGTTCATAAGTCAACTCTACTATCTGGTTAGGTTTGAACTTGCCTGACTTGTAGTCAAAGATAAAGAGGTCTTTCTCGTAGTTGATGCCTCCAACCATAATTACTGAGTTGTCTGCTGTCTTCTTCATCGAGATAGCAGGGTCAATTACTAGGTAGGGCCGGATGAACTGCGGCTTAGAACTCCCTTCAAAATGCACCTCAACATAACCATCTTTGACTATGGCGTTGTTCCTGTGTATCCATTGAATATCCGAGGAGCGTAGTTGCTTCTCTTCCTCTGAGATAACCAGGTTCATGTACTGAGAGGCGAACCGTGCACTACCTAAGTCCTCTCGTAGCTGGTCTACTACCTCTTGGTTAAACCTCTCCGGCCAGGTGAAGCCCTCAGCGTCGTCCGTACCATTCTTGTAGACGTTCCGCTCAAAGAACACAAAACTAGACGAGTCTTTCTTGTCTAGAATTTCTGCGTAGTAGTCGTCTAATGAGTACCGGGTACCGAAGATATCTATCTCACCACCTAGCTCAGTCTGTGGGTTATAGGGGTCGAGTACTGACTGGATATCCTTTACCCAGTCCTTCACCCGCTGTACCTTAGTTGGTGTGTCAGAGTTGTCGTAGGTTACAATGTCGTCAAACACAATACGGTCAAAGTGCAAGCCGGTCATCACGGTCCCGACCGAACTAGCCATAACGGTAGGTTCTTTAGATACAGTATCTCGTATGACTTGAAGTGCATCGCCACGCCAAACAACCTTCTTGTCTTCAGCTTCAGTAAAGTCAATTTCTTCAAACTCATCTTGTCTTTTACGTCGTCTCTGTTGACCAGCGCTGTCCATATTAGGAATGAGCCTCCCAGGGATGTGAGGTCTGTTATTCCAGACTTTCTCTTGCAGTTCAACATCTTCAAGGTATTGCTTTAACTCCCTAATGAACGCAGTAGACAATTTCTTATCGGCTGTACCTACCATTATTCGGATGTTCGGGTTCTTGTAGATGCCCCAAAGGGTTTTGCCAACACTACCTAAGGTACTTTTCAGGTGTCCACGTGCCATAAGAGTAAACTTCCTCCGTGATGGCCCTTGGAGGAAGTCAACTAGTTCTTTGTGTACGGCACCAAAATTAGAGGTACCACCCTTGAACTTAATAAGCTCTAAGAAAGCCCAATAGTTTCTCAGAGCATCATGTTTCAGACCCATTACTTTTTGTTCTCTAAGATAGTCAGCCTAGCTTCGATAGCCGTCAGTCTAGCGCGAGTGTTCTGCACAAATAAGGCAAGGTTGTCAACTACTGCCTTAGCTTCGTTGAACTGTTTACGGTAGTCCTGAAAGTCTATCTGAATTTCAGTTAGCTTCCGTTTAGTCCCAGCCTCTACAATAATTACGTTGTTCTCTTCCAAAGCCATCACAGCCTCACGTTGTAGTATCCAGTTCCGTATTGAATAGCAAGAATTTCTTTATGGTTTGCCCCGTGGTTATACGAGACGTGTATCCAGTCAGGGTTTGCCAGGGTACCATACTCAAGTATCATCTGGTTCCATTGGCAGTTCTTCTTTATCCAGTTAGCAAGCTCTCTAGTCGTACACTCATAGGGCACAACATCAGCTGCTCTACCAAGGACGTGCTCAGAGTTACCCGAACCACCTACATACTTGTTCAACCAGTAGGAGCGGTATCCAGAGGTTATCTGTAAAGGGCCGAGAGCGCATCGTGCGGGCTCTAGGACGTTCTCACATAGACGCTTAAGACGGACAACAATATCATTAGTAGGGCGGTTGTCGATACCATGACGTGCTGCGGTCTCACTCACTAGAAACTCGCCTAAAGTGAAGTGCTTTGATAACTTAAACCGTGGGTCAGTGGACTTCATAGTGCTCCTTTACACACAAAATAAGACGAGGGGCATTGGCTCTAAGTATTTATACCTAGTGCTTAAACCCCTCCTGTTCTTTTAGCCTTGGATAGTTGCAGACTCACCGGGACGGCTTTGGTCTTCAACGATAGGGTCTAGGTCTTGGTTAGCTTGCTCAGACTTATGCTGCTCTGTTTGTGCTGCATCTTCTGGGTTAGCTTTCTTGTTGTACTCTAGAGTCTCCTCAGGAGTCATCAAGCGGGTCATCCCTGGTAGGGAGTCAGTCGTTACCCGACCAGTTTCGCTGTTAACAAAAGGCAGGTACTTAGCAGTATCACTTCTACGTGTACGCTCGATAACTACCTCATCAGCAAAATGATAAGTAGGGGCATCACGAAGTAAGCGAGGGTCGTTTAACTGCTCATCGGTTGCTGCTTGTAGCTTCTTGCGGTACTCTAGAACAGCCCGGTCCGGTGCGGATAGGCTTTCGATGTACTGCTCGTAGCTCATCGGGTCTGTGTTACCGGCCATTTACTTAGTCTCCTCAGTTTTGGTTTCTTCTTTTGCGGGGTCTTCGGTGCATTCTTCCTCAGAGTGGGTAACGGACTCACCCATATCTCTCTGTATCTTCCTTAGCCACGCATCAAAGATAGGGCGTAAGGGGCTAGGTGCCAGGGCAGCAACCAGAATGCTAACAATGTAGAATAGCGCTGATGTTTCTATCACGTGGTTCATCTCCTTGTAACGTTGGTTTCGTTGGCGTTGAAGTTTCCGCCTAATAGTTTCTTTCGTTTCTGTTGCACACCAGTAGCCCTGGTAGCCTTTACGGTTTGGTTTTGTAACTGTCGAGCTAACTCCTTTTGCTGGTCTCCAAAACGGGTCTCAGAGTTTAAGTTTTGTGTCGCTGCGCGGGCCGCACCCTCTGCCTGTACCTTCTGAGCTGCATCGTATTGACCCTGTTGCATCAACTGCATCTGCTTAGCTTGTTCGGCTTGAGCGTTTAGGGCGTCAAAGAGCTTCTGGTAGGAGGCTTGTTGGTTAGCAACTTGCTGGCGGATGAGGTTTAGTTGTTCATCCTGATACCTCTGTAGAGAAGCATCTTGCGCTGGAGCCCCAGTCTGGTCGTTGGCACCAGGTAAAGCTTGGGCCACAGGGTTAGGCGTGCTGCCTAGCACACTATTAGCCTGTTGCTGTTGCTGTGCGATGGCCTGTTGTTGTGCCTGAGCCTGAGCTTGGGCTGCTGCTTGCTGTTGAGCGAGTTGCTGGGCCTGGGCTTCGGCTTGTTGTTGGCGCACAATTTCCTGTTGGCGGGCTTGCTCCTTTTGTTGTGCTTGGGACACAAACTTAGTCCTGGCCTTCCATTGGTCTATGGTCTCTACCTTCTGCCTTTGGTCAGGGTTAGCACGAAGAGAGGTCGGGCCACTCTTTGTAACTTGCCTTGACTTGAGGAATTGCTGTATTTCCTCCTGGGTCATGTCGCCATAAGGAGAAGCAATTGGTCCTGTGGAAGCACCATCCTTCTTTTTACTGACCATCCTTTTTAGCCTCACGCTTTGCCTTTAGTGCCTCTAGACCTTTGCGTTGTATCTGGCGTTGTCTTTCGTTCAGGTACATAGAGGTAAAGATATCGTTCACCTCTGAAGCAGTGTCCTGGTCAATTTGTCGTTTTGCTGCGTTGAAGTCATCGACAGCTTTAAAGTTTTTGTTGAGCGTTGCCTCAATGCCTAAGTACACTTCACTAGGCGTCGGGTTTAACGGGTCGGTTGGTGGTGTGACTTCCGGCATCTTGGTCCACTTTGAATTACTACACAAACAGTCTAGCGGTATGTGACACTTAGGGCGACTGGCACAAGCATTTATACCTAGTCTTAAAAAGGACAGTTTCTCGTTAGGTGCAAAAATGGGACAATTAAAACGCTAGGAAGGGCACAACATAAGGCTTAGAGGAGTTCTTTAGGGAATGGCATTATTAATTTACTCAACGCTAGTGTTGGTTATGTTCTTGTTTCGAAGAAGTGGGCACTAGGAGATAAGAGTAGAGACTCACAACGCAAGGTTGTTCGCTCTACAGATAATAGTGGGTAGAAGAAATTGGTGGTAAAAATTTTGGAGAGACGAATAGTATATAAGTAATTCCTATCTCCCCCCTAAGACCCATAAGAATAATAAATATAAGAAGTGTGTATAGCTGAGTGTGTATAAATAATTTTTCTTTATGAGGTGAGTGATAAGAAATTTGTATTGAAAGCTAGACAGTGTATAGGTTTTAGTTATGTCACTTGACATCATCTCATCCGAGTGCTACCGGCAAGGGGTATTAATGGGCAGGGGGTATAGGGGGGGCATAAGTCTCACTACCTGGAGGAGAGGGCAACACATACTCATTAGTTACATTACATATAGATGTAGCGCTACCTTATTCCTCATGCCTATACCTTATGTTTGTTGTGCCACTCTTATAGCCATCGTCTGCTCGCACTGTTACTCACAGCGCTTGCATCTCTGTCTGCCCTTTGGGAACTTGAGGGCGCACCGAATAAACTATTGATAAAGTCCGATGCTTAACATTTCTTTACATTAAAACCATTGACATCCACTAGCACAGATGCGATAGTAAGGACATAGAGAGAAAGCAACCGAAACAACCACCTCAAAGGTAGGGCTAAAGCGAACTCTAACCGACCGCCCTCAATAACGAAGCGACAACCCTTCTAAAACTTCGAGACCTAAAGAACTCAGGCAAGCACTTCTCACTATGTTCCTGGACATAGGGTGCAAGCTAAACTCTCTAACGGACTGAGCAGGTTAAGTCAAGTGCAACTCTCGACCAGTCCATCGAGCCAACCTCAACCGGCTCACACACAAATTAAGGACAACAATTATGTGGCGCTTAGGCATGTTAGTCGGAATGTACATTGGTTTCTTTCCTATCACAGTCCCAGTAACAATGGTACTTTGGGATAACTTCGCACCTAACACAGCAATAGGCTCAGTCGACAGTAACTACTCACCAAACCCTGAGTCTTACGGTGATAGTGATGGTTACGGACGCTTCGGAAACAACTAATAACAAACAATAAAGAGGATAAAGAGATGACTACTAACTACGGTATTGGACCTAACATCCGAGTTCTTAAGCGCATCGCTCAGCTAGTCAAGATGCCACGTTACTCAAACATGGCTAAAGAGTTCCTTCTACCTGCACTCATCAAACACATCCTAAATAAACCTAACATGATGGACAACCTAACTCAAGCTCAGATGGTTGTGCTCTCCGAAGGCTTTGCCGGTGAGAGTTCAGCTCTACCAGACACAAGCAACGACGAAGTTTGGACACT